GTAAATAATCTCGTATTCACCCCTTGCCTCAACAAGCAAATCTGGCAATGGGGGTATTAAATTCTGAGCTTGTAAGATATCGATCTCGCGCTCGACCATAGGGCCGATCATCTCTGATTGCTGGCGACCCATAGCAGGCGTGATTAATGCGCCTTTTTCCTGCAGCCGAATTAGCGCCTCAGTTGCCGTCATGCGGGGGTTATCCACCAGGATCTGAAACAGCGTGACCAAAAACGCATCATTAATTGTCTGGCGGCGTCTGTTCATTTTTTCTTCAGCAATGTCCACGCGCGCGCCGGTTTGCAAGGGCTGTATCAGTTGCCGTCCATCCGAGCTAACACCGCCATAGGTCAAGCCTCCAGGCCGCATGTCGACGTTCATGCCGCCAGAGCCAAAAATACCATCGTTGTGGAGTAGGAGAGGGGGGTCAACCAACTTATGAACGGCGCGGATGTCCGTTTTCGACATTTGGTTTAGCATTTTGATGTCTGGCAATGCCGCCATCGCTGGCGAGCGACCATAAACTTCATCGTTGGTTGTCACGTACCGGCTGATCGCGTACGGGAAGGAACGATAGCCGCCCTCATCAAGCATTTCCTGGCCATCAACCGCTACGTAGTAGGACGCCCAAGGCATGCCCAGACCATTGGGCCTAAACGGGTCAACATCAGCGCGAGGCTTAACGACATGTAGGAACTGAAAACGTTGGTATGGGTTTTTTGCCTCGGCGATCTGTTTGGGCAGCTTTCCAGCCCATTCTGGCTTTGTGTTTGCGGCATGTGCGGTTGTGCGAAATTTGCGGAAATACGTGTCAACTATTCCCTGGTGATTCTGCGCGATGTATGAATCACCTAAAAAAATTGATTTGTACCGCACCCCGCCCGAGTCAAGTTGATCAGTGAAAATTGATCCTGTGCCGAACGCGCCCAGACTCATCCAGTTTTCATGTATCTGTGACGCGAAATTGCCACGCGTCTTGTAGCGCCACCTAAACAAAGTCCTGGTAACTTCCTCCATCCAAAGCCTAACTTGTCTGTCTTTCTGGATGTCAGGATTGCTCGCTTCGAGGCCGTGCCACTGCTGAGATCTGGGAGTGATCATTGATTCGAGCGCGGCGGCGAAACGCTCTAATCCGATCACGGCAGTTGAATCGAAAACCTTCTCTGTCCGCTTTTCCCCTGGCTCGTTATGCTGACGAAAATTCGCCTCGCGAGGTAATACGACCTCGGCGATTTCTTGCCAGTGGTTATCCCACGTGCCACGGTCGGTTTCAAGTTCCTGCTGCTCGCGCAACAGATCTCCCGCTAGCGTCATCCCAAGGGTCTCCTAGCGAGAATATTTTGAAGCGCTGAGGAAGTTCTTCGCAGCCTGCTGTCACGCTCAGCGGCCAATATGGACCCTGTGTCAATTTCAGCTTGCTGTGCTGCTGGCTCTTGTACGGGAAATTGTGGCGTTATAGCGTCTCCTACCGCTCCGATGACTTCCTTTCCAAGTGTGACGGCTGCTGCCGTCGGAAGCAGGGATGGACCGCCTATAGCTGTAGGAAGCAGGGATGGCCCAGCAACAGCAGCAGGCCCGAGAAGGATTGCAGCGGGGTTGTCTCTTACGAAATCTATTGCGTCTTGACCAGCCTCGCCAACCCTGTCTACCCCACGTCTTAATTCTTGCCCAATGTCCTGTAATGGCTCGCTCATAGTCTTAATCTCGCAATCTTTTCAATTCCTGGATCATCAAAGAAGCCTATTTTCCTACACAGATTTCTGACTTTTTGATCTTGGGTTGAAATGATCAACTCATCGAAGCCAAAAAGTTCAGCGGCGTGCTTTATCTTTTCGATGACTGACCGAGTGAGCCAACGGCCACGGTGCTCAGGGTCAGCGCAGCCATGCAGCAAGCCCGTGGATTCTGAGAAAAATTCGAACCAAACGTATGCTATTGCTTCACCAATCTGCAAGATCACAATGTGATCTTGGTATTTCGACATGTCGAACGGATAGCCCCAGCTGGTGACGGCATCGACCAGAAAATGGCGCTGTGAGTGGGGTATTAGCGTGACTCTAGTCATGCAAAAACGTCGTACTCCGTGATTGCCTGCGTGCGCAGCCCTGACCGAACCCTGCTGACCGGCATGTCTCGCCTCATGACGTTTTCAGCAAAAGTGAGGGCCAAAGCGTCAGCGTTATCTGGTGACGGTCGACCTCGTTTTTTCATGTCGACCTTGCGCTCAAGTACAATTTGCTCTGTCGCTGAAAACGAATATTTCCGTGACACAAGCTCTTCCTCCAATTCGTAGTCGTCCTTGTCTATGCAGCCGCCTCGCAGCCAATCACGCATGCGGCCCCACATTTCCGCCGCTCTGTTGCTGTATTTGGCCTTGTCTTGCGCCGTCTCGCCAAAGTTGACCTCATTGACGTTCAGCCCAAGTGCGCGCAGCCTGTCAACGACGCCGCCGCCAACGCCGCCGCCATCGACGTTGATCACGTCACAGCCATAGCCATGTTTTTTCAAAAAATCTATGTGATCTGCGACCCGGCTGGCAACTGTCTGGGTGTTTTCAAAGGCTATTCTGATGGGCTTTATTGATCGTGCATCGCGGCCCATACGAGTCCTGATGACAGTTTGGTCATCGCCAAATCGAGCAACGTCGACGCCTACGATTACCGGCGCCCCAGGGTCGTAAACGCACTCTCTTGTTTTGCCGTCTTTGATCAATTGGCGCGGTATAAACTGGTCTGTTGAGGCGGAAGGGGGGAGGCCACGAACGCGTACGCGGAAACGATCTGAATCCTCGCCGTAATCTTCAAGCCATTCGTTTATCTGTCCCTTGTTCGTGATCGGGACGTCGCGCGAATCAATGACCTTGCCGCGCCAGCGGTGCCGCTGGTTGCCGAACATGGATTGGTAAAACTCGCCATCGTTCTTCGTCGGGTTTCCGAAAAGCAACCAGAATGGCTCACCGTCAGTGGTCCCACCAGCTGAGACTTCATAGATTTTGTCTGGTATCGCTGATGCTTCGTCGAAGATATAAAAAGGCGAGGAAACAATCGCGTGCAGGCCAGCGAACGATTCTGAGTTTTCTTCACGGCATGTTTGCGCATCGCAGCGCCACGTTTCCGGGTCCATTTTAGACACCAAATTCATGTTGCCCTTCGACGAGTTGTAGTCAAACCAGTGTCTTGTGATACACAGCTTGTGCCACTTCCCGATTTCGGCCCAGGTTTTAGTGCGCAGTTGGTCAGAAGTGTTTGCTGTGATAATGCCTTTGGCGTGCTTGCGCGTGGACATGAAAAAGTTGGTGACCATGCCGACAAGCGCACTCTTGCCGATGCCGTGGCCGGACGATCGAGCCATCCGCACAGTGGGAACTGATTGCGTGCCGTCAAATGCGTTGTCTTTGATGCAGTCTCCCAACTCAAGCAGATAATCTATCTGCCAGCTGTGAGGGCCGTGCGGGAAATGGGTAAGTTGACCTTCCCCCCAAGGGAAAGAGAAAAGTGTAAACCCATACGGGTCTGCGTAATACTCCGCTATTTGTTGCGCAAGCTCTAACTCTTGCTGTGGTGATATGATCAAAGATTCGCCTCATGCCTGACACATGGGGCGATGATAGATTATTGCTTTGAGGCTATGATTTTGCGGTAGGGAAGGGGACTACGTTTGAATCATCAGACGTTTTGATTTTTGAATACAGGCTTGTGTTCAGCGTCTGAAGTATCTCGTATGCGCATTCGTCGCATACGTGCTTTTTTGGAAGCTCAACGTAAACCTCCACGACTTCTAAGCCGGGAATGTTGACGCCCGCAGAAGTGAAAAACTGGTTAAGTTTCTTTTCTCTATTACAAACACCGCACTTCATCAAGAATCTCTCTTCTCAGCGTTGTAATTCTGCACGAAAAAATTTTTTGCGCTGAGCCCGCTCCAAGACAGCAATCTCACAAGCACCTCTGCACTTGGGCTGTACCCGTGTTTTAATCGAGTAAAACACGATTGGTGGATGCCAATGCGCTGAGATACCTTACGCCATGTAGCCTTTTTTTTTATGCGTACTTTGTCTAATTCCTGGAAGAAAATATCTACCTTTAGGCATGGGGCACCGTTTATCTTCATTCCTTGGCCTCTTTAATTGCTTCCTTTATTCGACACATAAAATTTTCAACTTCATTTATGTGCTTTTCGATTACGGCAAGAACATCAGAATCGCGGGGGCCATCATTTACAAGGGAATGAAAGTAGACGTTGTCATGATGCCCAATGACTCGGTAGCACGTCTCGAATGTGGCTCGCGGAGACCAGGATATATATCCCTTGTAGTTATCGTGGTTTGGCTCTTCACCGTCGGATAGAGAATATTCAACAAGATATCCTTGTCTTTTATTCTTTCTTACGTGATCCGGGATGTTCCAGCACCGCAAGGCGTAGTACTCCATCTCGCTCATTGGAGAGGCTTGAACAATCTTCGTTCCAATGTACGTATAAAAATGACTCTTATCTGTCATCCAAGTGCCTCAAGCATTTCATCAGCCGTGTCGTAAGACGTGATAACAATCTCTTCTTTCTGGCAGCGCGACTCCCGATAGCGAAGAACCATTTCATAGAACGATTCTCCAGGCAACGGTAGCTCTTTGATGAATTTCATTTCATCAGGCGGTATCTCAGCCTTAATTTCGCAAGCCGCACAAACAGCATAGCCAGCGAAAATCATTCCGCCTTGCGTGTCTTTGCCGGTGTAGTCTGTGCTGCACCAGTCGCAGATCACACCAGAACAAGGTATACGAGTCTGTTTAGCCATTAATCCACTGAACGGCGGATAAAACTCGCCGTCTTGGTTTATCGCGCATTATAACATCCCTGGAATAGAGCACCGCCGCCAACACTGCCATGACTGATGCCAGCGGCGGGCTCTAACTCTCACAATCAACACCCGAAGAAGAGTGTGAAACGATGTTAAGACAAAATCGGATGGGATGCATACAGAAATGTCTGAAAAACACAAAGATAGGCAAGGAAAAGGTATAGGAGCTGCCGACATTTGCGCGCTAATTGATCGAATGCCGACCGATCACAGGGAAGCGCTCTGTGACTTTTTAAAGTGCATAACTGGAGCAGAAGATTGGTGCGTCGAGCCTTACCGAGCTAGCGATTAATCTTGCAAGCAAGTACCTCGATGTCAACGTCCAGAGCGCTTGCTAGATTAACTATCTTTAACGCTGACGGCTTTTTAATCCGACCGTTTTCCAGGTCGCATATATAACCTATGGATGACTTGGCCATTTCAGCAAGTTCCCGTATCGTGAGACTGCGCATTTCCCGCGCCGTGCGTACATAATGGCCAAGTTCATTCATGACATCTTTCTGCGAGGGGGGGGCTAAATCTCCGCCCCGTGGTTTAGCTACTGTAAGCACGAGGCGAAGAGGGGAAAGCAGCTACGCTGCGCGGACATTGTAGTATGTCGTGTGACGTCAAATCAACGTGATGAAGGGGTTAGGTATGCGTTACGCGCTGCTGTTTATCATCATAGCTCTACTTCTGGCGATTATTTATCTCATTGATGACGGGACTGGAGGAAAGCTTAGGAAAGAAATCCTGTTTCGATGGGATTTCTTCAAAATTTGGCTAAGCAGGTACCTACATAGGCAGTAAAAGACAGGAGGTTCGGACATAGAGGCACAATTCAAGGATGATTTGCTTACAGACGGCGAAAAAGTATTCATTCTCGAAGATGACTGGCAGCCGCTGGTCATGTTTGAGTACTTGGACTTAGAAAGGATCCCAAGTATGAACCATGAAAACATGGTTATGGGGGGGGGTATGGGTGAGTGGTTAGAGA